CAAGAAGACTACGAACGTGAGTGGCGTGTTGAAGCTGCTAATATCGCAGACCTAGCCCAGACAATGAAAACTCAAGGTAACGTATTCCAAGAGATGGGTGCTAGCCTTAGTGCAAAGAAGCAAGGTATTCAAGAAAAGCTAAGCCTTAAGACTGGTGGTTTAGGGCGTACTGTGATGGGTGCTCTAAACGTTGGTGGAGTATTTAATAAAGCCATCGCTAAAAGCGAGTTCAGAGAAAAGCAACGTCTTATTGGCGGTGATACAAGTAATGCCAATGCAGAAGGTGCATACCAAACTGCTAAACAAATTAAAGCACACGAACAAGAAATTGGTAAGTTTAAAAGAGCAACAGGCATGTCTGAAGAACAGATGGCTACTACTAAAGGTGGTGCTGCTCTACTGTCTAAACGTAACGAGTTGACCGACAAGTATGGTTCACATGATGTGGCAACAAATCAATTCTCTCCAACTCCAGTTATGCCTCTAAATGCTGGCGAAGCACAAGAGTCTCAAATGGAAGCTGCCAAAGTTCAAGAAAAAGAACTTAAACTTCTAGAAGAAATCAGAGACGGGCTTGGTGGTAAGACTGGCGGAGTTGAGAAAGTTAAACCAGAAAAAGCATCTGGTGGTGGTGGTTTAATGGATACGATCACTGGATTCTTGGGTGAAGGCTTCATGACTGCTATAAAGACTATGTTTAGCCCGATGAATATTCTCAAGGCTTTGGGTAAAATCTTTGCTATTGGTATGATCGTTGGATCTCTATTCGAAGGTATTACAGATGGCTTCGATGAGTATATGAAAACAGGCAGTATAGGTAAGGCACTTATTGCTGGTCTAGCTGGTATCGTGGACTTCTTAACGTTTGGTCTATTCGATAAGGATGCCATCAAAGAAGTTATTGGTGACTTTAGTTCTTGGATTGGTGAACACGTTGTTACACCATTTATGGAATTCCTGACATCAGCTAAAGATGGATTAATGTCTGCTTTATCTGCTATTGGAATTCCTAAGATTAAATTATTTGATTCCAAGCTAACTGGAGAAGTTAGTGTTGGTCCATTCTATCCATTCAAAAGTGAAGGTGGTTCTAAATCACCAGAAGCACCTGCTCCAACATCGGCGTCTACTGTTGAACAAAAATCTGCTGATAATGCTGGTGCATCGTTACCTGAGAAACAATCTGGTGGTTCTAACATAGTTAATGCACCAGTAAATAACAATACTACACAGAACCAGATCATTCGAGCGCCGATTCGAAATCAGGATTCATCTGTTAACAGGTACGCTGATAGTCGTTTACGACAAGCATAAAAATGGGAGCTCAAGGCTCCCATTAATCATTCCGCAGAATTGATTACTCGTCGTTGGCAATCTTCTGGAAATAAGACATCACATCTTCGTCGTCGTCTTGGTTAGAGACAGCAGACTTTGGTGATGGTGCTGCTTTAGTAGTAAAAGCAGGTGCTGGTGCAGAACGTGGTTCATCAGCAATTTCAGCAGCACTCTTAGGCGCAAAAGAATCACCAGACAAAACTTCATTCAACTTCTTCTTCAACTCGTCGTAAGACTTAAAGTTCTTACGGTCTGTGAATTCAGACAGCTTGTGTTGCGCATTAACGATAGCCAACAGTTTGTCTTCGTTGTCAGAAACAGCAGAAGGCTCCATGAATGCAGATTCGTCATAGTTAGCATAACCGTCCTTCTTACGCATACGCATCTTGAAGTTGGCACCTTCCCACAAATCAAACACGTTCAGTGGCTTCTCGTCCTCGAAAGTTGGGCGAGCCTTGTCCATAATCTTATCAAAGATCTTCTTACCGAACTTAAACAAGAATACCTTGCCTTCGTTCTCTGGGTGTTTTGGATCAGACACAACCAAGACGTTTGCAGTGAAACTCAGCTTACGCTTTTGCTTACGTGCAATTTCTTTGTTGGATTCAGAACCAGAGTTCCATAGCGTAGTATTCAATTCACCGACAGGGTCATTCTCGCCAAGAGTGGTCAGAGAATTTTCAATGTACCATTTACCAGTTGGACCTTGGAACCCGTGAGAGAACAAACGAACCCATGGGAGTTCATCGCCTTCTACACGTGGGAGGAAACGCAAAGTGGCAGTACCATTGCCAGCTTTGTCACCTTCGAGACGCCAGTAACGATCGTCGTTGTATGACTTGGTTTCAGTTTGGGGATTTGCGACTTTTTCGAATGCGCTAGAAATAGCACCAAAGTCAGAGTTGCGCATAGCACGTAGTTTTTGGATATCCATATATTTTCCTTAGTATTTACTTTGTATTAGTATTGTGTTGTATTGAAATCTGATCGTCTAATTCAAACTCATCATCGAAATCTTCGACGTTGATATCATAATCTTCTTCAACATAACTATTTAGCGTTCTCATACCACCAGTTTTTTTACCGCTGCTATGTTTGGCAGGTTTCCCTGAACGCCCACCAAATTCGTCATCGAATCGCTTCGATTGAGTGTAAGTCTTACCCATTGTATTACTCTGCAATTTCTTCCATGAAGTGTGTGAAAACTCGACTAGCCTTAATCTTATTATACTTAACGAACCCAGTCAACTTTTTAATTCGTAACAGTTCATCGCTCCATATGTGTTTCACAGCAGAGTTTTGACTCCAGTGTTCAACAATAGGATGGTAATCTTCTAAGATGTTTAGTGTTTCTATACTTATTTGTCCTCCGATGAATAACTTCAGTGCGACTGGATATTCATCTTCAACAAAATTTAACACTGAGCTGCTTGGTAGCTTATTCACTTCTATGTATGACAGCAATTTAGCCAAGTCATCGATAAAAATTTGAGTGATAGCTTGTTTACGTCTACTCCACTCAACGAGATTATCTTCAGCTGTCTTACCTTCGTAAATTGCATTGCCATTTCCATAAGCAAAGTTTGATACAAAAAACTGAATTATGTCTCTGTCGGTATCAAACTTACCTGCAAGTTTTTCGAAAATATATCTGTCATTACGAGCATTGAACGCCTCACGAGTGCCTTTAACATTACCTCGACTTTCGAAGACGTTAAATTTTTCAGTCGTAAAATGCAGTTTGATAGCTAGGTAATAACGGTATGCTTTGAAACCATCCATATGTTTTACACGTCTAGTTTAGCTTGTTTTGGTAAATAATTCAACTCACGAAAATCCATCTCGATCTTATCTTTCAATGACTTGTTGATAAGCGATGATACATCCGCAGGTTCCAGAAAGTTTTCTTTACAGTAATAAAGAACAGCATCCATGTAATTAAGACGTTTATCTCGAACGATTGATTCAATATGTAGAGAGAATTCGTTGGCTGTCTTAAACATTGGCTTGTCGCTGTATGTAGTAGTTAGTGTTTCTAATTTCTTGACAAAGTTGTCCATATTCTTTATGCTTTTGTTTGTAGAGTTTCCAGATAGGCGTATCGGTACGTTCTGGATCCATCTTACGTTCAAATTTGTCTAAGAACATAGTGAAGAATTTATCCATCTTCATGCGCTCAGAGAGCAGGGTATTGTATTTAGTAATCAAGTCCATATCCATATTATACTCCAGTTTATATTGCAAGGCAAGGTTTATTTCAGATTCATGATATGAGAGAGGACAATCTTAGACTCTTCATAATCAGACATAGCTAAGGCTTCTTCGATGTAATCTTCTGCCTTCTTTTGGATACGTTCTCGTCGAGACATTCTAGTTTGTCTTTGAATTTCTTCCAATAAGAATGCATCTAAGCGATCCATATCAGAATCCTGTACATATACATTCTGCCAAGTACCATCTGGCATTAGGCGAATCTTTAGAAGTTTTTTCGGTTCCATTAACCTCTCCTCATTGTTGCAATATCATGAGCTTCTTCGTCACTAAACACTGGTACAGCATTGCTTTTATGCATTGTACCAATACCTTTAATCTTATCGCCTGTGTAGACTGGATTGGGACGCCAGCTGGCATTCCCACCAGCAGTTGAACGACTCGGCAGCTTAGGGGTCTCCCGACCAGCAGGTATGCCAAGTGAGTATGAAAGACCAGCATCCTTAGCGACTGCTAGAGGCTTCTTTGGTTCATACTTCTTAAGAAGGTCAGCCCAAGATTTATCCAACTCACGTTGTTTAGCGTTTGGTTTACGTTTCTTGGACTTCATTGGAGTGGTGTGGTAAATCATACTACAAAACCTGTCGTGTCTTTCTTAGCTTTACCCTTAGCCTTCAAGCCAACGATAACACCCTTTGGATCGAGGAAACGCAAGTCTGTTTCATCGCCATTGATAACTTCACGACCAAGATAAGTCTCTGGCACGCTGTGGAAAACTGCAGCGACATTCATACCATTGGAAAGAGCGATACGCACATCCATATCGTTGCCATCAGCCTTACTGAAAGTGAGGTGATAGTTGGGGATGTGTTTGACTTTACGATTGTTGATCTTCGTGTAGTCATAGAACTGAACATCTGGAAACATCTGGAAAATGTTCTTACCTTCAGCAACTTCGTACTTTTCCCATGCCAAGTCAGAAGTGCCATTAAGACGAAACACTGGAATCAACCCCTGCTTCTCAGCCTTCTTGATTGTCTTGACAATCTCAAGAGTCAACTCATTGAGAAACTCTTGACGATTCTCGAAAAATGCCTTAGTCTTACGGATACGTGCTTGTTGAATCACATTGGTAGATTCACCCTTCTTGAAGATACCGCCACGACCAGCGGTGTTCAAGCAAGCAGCTGTGCAACCTGCAGTACGCTTTGGACAGACTTCTTTACCAGACAAGTCAGCTGGAGCGAAGTGGAGGACAGAAGACAAATAACCCTTCTTAGTACCTTTGAGCAGCTTTGGGTTTCCAACAGTCAGTAGAGTCATTTCACGTCCTTTTCTCGATTCATTAGATATATTATCGCTGAATCTTGGATTAAAGACAACAACTTTCTGGAGGTATCGTAAGTTGTTGATTCTACAAGGAAAAATACCCCTCAGAACTTGAGGGGTATTAGTGGAAAACCAAAGGTTTACTTTTTCACGGTTACAGCGTAGGCTATACAGATGTTATCATGGGAGTTGCCGTAAGCACATCGAACTGCGAGTGGATCGATACCCTTTGCTACAGCAGTCGCAATGTTATTTTCCATTGACTTTAGAGCAGAGTAGTGATAGAAAGTCACAGCCCCAACAATAGACAACACTCCAATCAAAACTGATAGTGTCCAAACATTATTATTCATATTGAATTCTTTAAGAAAGTTCCTTAACGTCATCGCAGATTCCTAACTTTTTAGCTTCGGCTGGACTCAACCAAATATCCTGTGGTGGCAAGAGCACGTCCCGAATTTGTTTTTCTGAAAGACCAGTACACTTTTTATAGTGAGCAGTCATCTTCTTAGTGGTAAGATCGAATTCTTTAACAGTTGCGAACAATTCGTGTTCCTTACCAAAAGCACCCCATGAGTACTGGTGAGAAAGAATAGAAGTGTTCGGTGTCAAGATACGCATACCCTTGTCACCAGCGATGAAAATCATAAGTCCTGCAGAAGCAATTTGGCCAAGACCAATTGTTCGTACTGGAATAGAAGAACCACGCATAACGTCAATCAACGCAAACGCAGCATTCAAGTCACCACCTGGAGATGTAATAATCAAGTTCAACAACTCTGGTTTTTCTTCACCAAAGTTTGCTTCAAAGATCCACTCAACAGCACCCTTAACCGTATTGAGTGAAATTTCTTCCATCATCAGATAGAACGCATGTTTAGAGCTTTCTTCCTTCAATTGAAGATTCATTTTTTGCATCATGTTATTTTTCGCTTTCTTTATAAAATATGTGTCTACCGATAACAGTAGTTTTTTCTAGACCACGCCAACGAGGGTTAACGTAATCAGCATGATAAAACAGAGCACCTTTAGTGATGTCTGGTGTAGTTTCGTAATTAGCGAAAACTCGAAGAGCAGTTTGCATGGCTTGTTCGTAAACTGTCTCATTCTTTGCAGCTATCTTATGTTGGCAGAACCAAGAGAACTGACAAGTTGATCTTACTCTTTGTTTCACTACAGAGCAAATATCTTTTGGATACCGTGAGTCTTGCAGGCGATTGAATGTTACCATAGCAACAGCAACTTTACCATCTTCTGGCTCAAACCCAGCCTCATGATAAATGTTGTCAGCAAGACATTTTACTTGTTGCTGCGATTCAAGAGTCAACTGGGACAACTGAACACGAAGGTCTATTGTTTCAATGAATGTTGACTTAACAACAAGCAATAAACTTAACGATAATAATATGAGTGGAATGTATATACGGTATGAGCGCATAATTATCTCCTTAAATGGTTAAAATCAAAGGGTGTGTGAACCCTCTGACCGATCCCTGATCAGGTGGACTTTTTGCTAGTCTTTTCTAGTGTAGCTTGGGGGATTTGCGATACGAAGGCATTTAACTGCGTTGCCTTTGCGACAACATCTGCTTCGGTTGGATATGTTGGCATTACTGGGTGTTCTGGTGGAACAGCACCTGCATGGCGAGCACTATCTACTCTTACCTGCCAATCATTTGATACTTGTTCTTTCTTACCGTAGTATTCTTCAACAAGCATATCTTTCGCCATTTTTAATAGTTCGAGGCGAAGTTCGAACGGGTTTAGATTTGACATAATGTCTCCTGTGTTTGTGTGAAATTGACGGTTTCTGTGTACTAGCACCGTCAGGCTAGTCTATTATTTAGGAAAAGAATTACTTCTTTTCTTCAGCCTTTTTCTTTGGGGTTGGCTTTGGTGACTTAGGTGCTGGAGGGCAGTTACCCTTCTTGTCTTTAGTTACACAATTGGTTTGGCCAGTTGGTGCCTTAGCAACTTCAATGGCGAATGTAGATAAGCTGAATGTAACAGCAATCAATACTAACAATTGTTTCATTTTGAATCCTTTATAAAATTGAAACTTACTTCTGGATAACCTTCTTGGAGAGTTTTCCAAGCAGTTCTCCAATTTTCAACCCGCTGGGCTTGGAAATATTCGTTGGCTCCATTGATTAGCGTATCGCTATAACTAATGACAGACTGCTCGAACATAGAGTCACAACCAAATATATCTAGTTTAGCAGCACCTTTTTGGATAGCAACTAAAGCAGCAAAGTGTCCAGCACTGGGATATGGACCATCAATTAGTCCAGCGAACCGATTATTATCATGAAGATATTTTCTAATCCTCATTTCATCAGTTCTCATCCATGCCTTCGTTGAAAAGAAGGCTGGGACTTTAATTAGTTCAAAGTCGCCAGCCCATGAGTCAACAACATTAGTGTCCATTATAATTGTGGCATCGACCACAGTCCAAGGAACGTTACACCCGATAACATAATCATAAGCCAGAGAGTCTCGAAAGACTACTCTGCTTGGACCATTGCAGAGGACAGCAACGTTCATTGTTCTAAGACAGCAACAATGTTCTCTTGTTTGATAATAACACGTTGTGCATCACCAATTTTGACCACTGCTGCTTTATTCCATTCCAGATAAATCACATCACCAACTTTAACATCTGTGACATCTGGACCAATGGCTAAAACAGTACCAGACTTCGATTGATCGAAACCTGCACCCTGTAAGACAATACCAGATTCTGTAGTGTTCTCACGTTTGTTCTCTGCGACGAGAACTCTATCCTTCAATGGAGTAACGTTCATTTAGAAACCTCGTGTGTAGTTCAATGCGATAGTTTTGTTCGCACTATCACCACGTTGGATATCATAACCAACAGCAATTCGATCTTGCTTAGTCAATGCATAAGCAACTTGATAACGAACTGTGTTGTTTTGATCAGCAGCTAGAGTAGATGGGTTTACGGCATCACGCATGCGGTAACCAACTTTAGCAGACAAACCTTCAACTGGTGTCTTAATAGAAACAGATGGTTCTACAGAGTAATAGTTAAATTCTGCTTTACCAGAAGACTGTTTATAACCATAAGCAGCACGAACAGCAGCAGAAGACCATGATGTCAAGGGTTGGCTATATGTCAAACCTGCTTCATAACGATTCGTGATAGTATTTGCTACGTCTGCAGTAGTTGCAGAGATACCAAGGTCACCATCAACGTTACTAAACAATCGTGTTTGAACTCGCAAAGAATTAACGTGCTTTTGCACGGCTGGACTAACGTCGTCTTGTAAGGCATATCCTACAGTCATAGAAGACTGTGCGCTTGCGATAGAAGAACCAGCTACCAATAATGCAGCTACTAACATTTTCAATTTCATTTTATTTTATTTTCCTAAAATTTTAATTAAGTTAAAATTATATGGCTGGCACAGTATGTGGCTGGCATAATAAAGTTGGTAGGTTATTCTGTTACGAGGAAACCTACCGAAACCCTAAGCAGCGTTTAGGCTGCTAATGCGTAGACTGTGTCGTTTGCATTTACTTCTTTTGCTTCTTCGACCGAGTTACCCCAATCCTACGGGTTTCACATTCCCGTGCTGTCCACTTGTTTACTTGTTGCTCTGTCGAAACCATGGCATCCCCATCAAAAGTAATCGTTGCATTCTCAACCACTCGCCTCAGTGGTCGGTTAAAGGAGGCTGTATACACTTCTTACCCAGCTGTTTCTTCTGGAACCTCTAACTCGATGACCGCTTTAATTCCTAGTCACTTCGGTGATTACTTTTGGTGGAGATGGGGGGAGTCGAACCCCCGTCCAGAACACTTTTCTCTTTGCTTCATACAGCAATATCAATAATTATACATTATAAAAAGTTGTGTGTCAAATTAATCTCAACACTAATACATATCTATCTGAAGAAGTAGCAGTCACATAATGCGGATAGTCAATTCCTGCTGGTGCAACAACCATAGTTCCAATTGTTGGTTTTACGGTAAGACCTTGATTCGGGTAAACAAGTTCACCTCCAGAGAAATTGTCATTTAAGAATATAATGACAGAGTACGTCCATTCAGTAATCTTGATAATTTCTCCATCTTTAATGATAGAGTTATCACAGTGTAATGTATTTGATGATCCTTTACGATACCAAATTATCGGAGCATTCTCTACGTTCCACTTAAAAGTTTCTGCCAGATACTTAACGATACTATGTTCATTCATTGGTCGTCGTTCTAGGTTATTATAATCTTTATAGTCGAATGCTGGTGGTGCTGAACTGGTATTAGAAAAGTTTGCATCTGCTATTAGCTGAGCACACATTTCATTAGTTATTACATTCGGTACTACTACGATTTGTTCCACTTAAATACCTTTTTTATTCTTATAATCTAATCTCAGTTTACGGAATGGACCAATCCAGTTATCACGTTTCTCAATAAACCAACGTGGATCATCATTTTCAACCGCCATTAAAATTGCGAGACGACCAATAGGAATACCAGTGCGTTCTTCAAATGCAACAGCATAAGCTGCACACTGCATAAAGTAATGATAAATGTCTTCTCTATCTTTCGGTTTGCTTGCTGTCTTAAAATCAATAACAGTTAGCTTACCTTGAAACTCAGCAATACAATCAACTGTTCCAGCAACCTGTAAGTGGTCAGAGTAGAGTGGAGTTTCTAAACAGTGAATGTTATCAATATCATCCAGTAAGAACTTGATAGAGTTAAACATCTCCAAATCAAACATATCAGCTTCGAATACGTTTCCTCGCAGATAATCTTCACAGTACTGGTGAATCCGAGTGCCACGTGCCGATGCTCTGCCAGAGATTCGATTAGCTTCTTCCTCGCCAACTCTCTGTCGCCACTTGGCAATACCTTCTGCTGTTGCTTGTCCTGTGATTGTTGTTACGCTTGGATACGAAAAACCCGATGGAGTCAGATATGTTCTTTTTCCATCGGGTCTTGTATCACGTACAAGTTTCGCAAAGTCATGATGTATAAAGTTTTTCATTATGTAAGTAGGTGCATAGCCTCATTATAGTGTTTAATGCGATCTTCAAGACCAATATAACCACCGTTGATTTTCTTAGTCATTAGTTTAATGTCACCGCTGTCTGCTTGAACATTCAACTTGTTCTTATTCCAGAACCAAATAGCTGACATCAAAGCAAAGTCACGATCTGCTGTAACCCAATCTGGGTTTTGTACTACGTTCTCCCAGTCTTCGAACATTTCCTTAGCAAATGCCGTATAGTTCGCACGACCAGTTAATTGAATTGGTCCACGCCCACGGAAACGATATCCATCTCCTGATTCTGGACCACCATTACCCATGCGGTTCGCATAGATTTTGTTAGCAATCATTTCTGGCTTGCGAGCATATGGCGTAGCTTCTTCAATTGTAGGGAAATACTTTCTGAAGATACTATTCAACCCCTGCGCAGAGTAGTTTAGATTTTCTTCAAAAACAGTCCAACCACCAGACTCATGACCACATTGCGCTAAGAAAGCAGCAACACGTTCTGGAGTGTTAATATCGTAAGTCGGAAATACTTCGTTCATCGAAGTCGCCCAAGATTCTGGATCTTGAGCACGAGGGAATAAATGCTTGAATTGGTCTGCGGTTATCATTTTTTCTTTTCATCGTAGTCCTCATATCTTAGTTTAGCCAAAATATATTCCTTAACGAGAGAAGATCTCACGATATCGTCAACAGTAAACTCAATACGGGTAAAAGCACTCATGTGTTGCGCAATGTCAAAGAATTTTAAAATTCCAGTAACATCGCTTTTACGTTTTGTCAAGTCTGTCTGGCGATAATCACCACACCATAAAATTTTAGATCGATAACCGACACGAGTCATAACGGTATCAATCTCTTCATATGTCAAGTTTTGCATCTCGTCAACAATAATGATAGCATCATCGAATGACATACCACGAATAAACGAGGTAGAGATAAACTGAATATGTCCTTGCTCTTCTAATCTATCCCATGCGTCTTTGCGACCAAATAAAGTCTCGCAAATTTGACGATATGGTTGTTCATAAATTTCCATCTTCTCATTAACATCACCTGGAAGATGACCAATCTCTCGACCTTGCACTGCTGAACGCACTACAATAATCTTATCGAATGGATTTGATTTATCTAACACTTCTTCAATTGCTTTGTATAAAGCACAGAAGGTCTTTCCTGTCCCTGCGACACCATGAAGTGCCACGAAATAATCACCACGTTTGTATGAATCAAAAAATAACTTTTGGTTATTGGTTAATGGGTCAAACGTTTTTAAGTCATCAAGTCTTAGTCTTAAGTGATTATTTGTTTGTTTTGTTTTCGGCTCAATTTGTACATTATCTATAGGTTTTTGTTTTGCTGGTGCACGAGCCATTGGATTCCTTATTTTGTTTTACCAGAAATTTTATTGTGTTTTCTTGTCGCTGCAGCCTTTGTCTTCTGCGTTAGCGTTTTCGGTTTAATAATTCTACCCTTCTTATTGATGGTGGGTTTTCGCTTGGTAGCCATAAGTTTTCCTTATAGTTGAGATGACGATTTTTCTAATTGACTTCCAGGGGTCTTTTCGTGGATTCGTTGTAGTACCTCCTTGAATCCAGTGTCAAATTTGCGTGTTGATGAAAGTTTGGTTGGATCACCAAACGCCACTGCTTGGATAACAGTTTCCAACTGTGGGTTAGCTTCTCTAAACGGATCAAGTTCAGACATACGCATAACTTGTTCAAATTGTTCGCCTGTTTCTTTGTTGCGAAATACATACGTTGGCATAAAGGTCTCCTTGTTTTTATTTATGACGCTAATTTCTGTGAAGCCTCATATAGAGCAAAACTTGCCAAGTTTTTTGCTTTTGATTCGCACATAATATCATGTGTTGGAACATAACCTAACACCCAATCATTCGATGCAGTGTTCCAGTAAAAATCTGAGTGTGCACGCAATTTAGACTTTTTGTAGCCCATATCTTTTAGCACAGCCATATCTGGCTGTTTGTCAGCTGCATGATCGATGAGATAATCTTCACGTGACTGAGAATAATGCATAGTTGGACGAACACCACGCCAAGAATCGATAACACGTTGGACACGGTCATCTGTTGGATCAAGCCACTCACCTTCACGACACCAGTGATGATGAACGTCAAGTACAATTGGTAGCAAGTCTGTTAATTCTAGAGAAGAATCAAGACCCCAAGCATTTTCTTCGTTTTCGATTGTGATGCAATTTTGTGCTACAGTAGAAAGACGTTTATACGCTGCACGAATACCTTCTGGACCACGCTTACCAGAAATATGTACGTTGATTTTAAAGTCTTGGAATGTCTTACCATATCCCATCATGCGAACCATATCAGCATGATACTCAAACTCATCGATAGAGTTGTTTACGATACCATCGTTTTCTGACGCAAGTACAGTAAACTGACCTGGATGGAAAGACAAGCGAACACCACTTGCACGACCAGCTTCGCCGATTTTATTGAAACCATATGCCAAGACAGATAATACATCTTGTCGTTTGTAAAAGTAAGACCAGTCTTTGTGCGTGTACACTGGCAAGATCTCGCTGGAAAGGCGAACCATGCGTAGACCGACAGGTAAGCCAGCAACTTTATTAACTAGGTTAAGTGTGTGTTGAAGATTTTGACGTGTTAGGTCAAACAGCTTTTGTTCAGCAACATCTTTGGACTGTCGACCGAGCCAAGCAACAGTTGTGGTGCCAGTACTGTATTGTTTGGCACCGTCTTTTGGACCAATGCCATCGACTTGTTCGAGGGTGTCAATCCATTTGCAAGCAAAACCAATTTTGGGTGTGTGTAGTGTAGTCATACTATAATTATACTACAACTTTACAAAAAAGTCAAGGGGTTGTGCCAAAATCTGGTGCCCAAACAACACCATTTTTCAATTTAACACGAGGAACGTCCATCCATCCTAGACGGACAATACCTACTCCATACTCATCGTGTTCGTAAATTTGAACTTGCAATCCAACACGTTCAACATTATTATTAGCGTCTAAATGTTCTGCAACACGAAAATCATATGAAAATGGTTTAACAAACTGCACAGGCATTGCTGGTGGAGTATGCATTTGTGGAGTTACATAAATTTGTTTACTATTTAAAGTTAATTGCATTAAAACACCATTCTGAATAAACCAATACAATCAATTGTGACTAACAAGAAGTAGTTAGCCAACATCCCAAACGATTTCCTAGTGTAAGCAGCCCAAGCATAAAGAGCACAGCCACTGATCCAGATAGGATATAATACGAGTAAAGGAGGATTTGGGACTGTTGTTGCCATCGTGATACTGCAGCCAATGCTAATAGTCCAAGCAAGCAACTCAACAATAAATCGAACAGGGTGGCTTCGATAATCATCTTTGATCCATCCAAATGTGTTTAGTAAAATATCATTCATCCGTGTTTACGCAATATTTCTAACGTAAGAATTTGGTTTAATGTAGAATTTAATTGATCGATGGTATCTTTAGCATTAGTGTGGTGAATGCCATAACCACCAGCTTCTCTGAATGGAGTGATACAACCAATGCTGTCGTCAATAAGAATAGAAGTTGCAGTGGCGTATTGAGCCTTTTCTTCTTTGTTACGAACGAAATTTGCTTTGTATGGGATATTAAATTTATCCAGCCACTTCATTTTCTGTCGTTTAGCAGATTCACCTTGGAATGGATCATGAGTACCCATTGAAGTAAGAATCTCAACGTTGATGCCTTGCAGTTTTGACACGTGATTCAGCAATTCTTGAGTGTCTGGCATAAAATCCAGCACCTCAAAGATGTTATGATCCAAAACAGCTGATCGAAACTTCTTGCGATCCTCACGTTCTGGGTCATATTTGTCATATTCCTTGTGAAAATCGGCAAGGACACCGTCCATATCAAGATAAAGTGTAATCATACTGTTATTTTACTTCAAATTTCACGAAAATTCAACTTATTTCACAAATTTTGTAAAATCAGGTGGTGTCCAACCTTCTGGTTTCAAGATTTTGCCGTCTTCACGTCGACGAACAAGCCCAGTATTCGGGTCAATCTTGGATAAATTGGATTTTGCGCCCTCATCCCAGATATTTTCACAATCCCAACCACGAGATTTCATATATCCGATGATAACCCACATCATATCAAAGCACGCATCAATTTCTTCAACGCCATCAGAGGCTGCTTCAGCAGCCCAGAACTCTGTAACTTCTTCTTTAATCAATTTCTTATACAATTCTGCTTGATCAGAGACAGTTTGCTGTGGAGATGATGGAATATCCTGTCCGACTGCACGTAGAAAGACTGATACGTCTGTAAATGTTTTGCTCATGTTATTTCCTATGATAAATTAAAAGAAATAGCAACTTTTAAATCAGTTGCTGGTTGGGTTGCATGGAGTATATCACTTTTCCAAATAAGCATGGTACCAGTATCACAAGAAAAATGTTTGACTGGAGTGTATATTTCTGATTCGGTATCGTTTCTAGTCATGGAATCAAGTTTATCCATAAATGTGATGTTACCAGCACCTTTTATATAATAAACACCAGATAAGAAAGAACCTGGATGTACATGTGGATATACAAATTCACCATTATTGTAGTAAACTGCCCACATGTTAGTTATTTTAATAGTGTTTCTTAGAAACTTATAACCAAAAGATTCTAACATAAAATTAGAATTTTTATAAATTTCAGATATCAATTCAGTGAACGTGTTATCTTCTTGTAGAAACGGTTCTGACTGAAATGACATATTTGACACTATATCATTACGTGGAGAACCACGATTAGTTTGTTTTAGAAAATTTACCCGTTGTTCATAACATTCTAATTTGTCTAGTAAAATACCACGTTCAATTAGAATGGGTTTGGGGAATACATTATATAATTCAGGCATTAGTCTTGTTCTGAGAGTCGCCATCGCAACTCTTTATTTTCTTGTCGTAGATTTTCATTTTCATGTTCGATTGTATTAATGCGTATCATTAAAGCTAAGACAGCTTCTTCGATATCTTCCAGTTGTAGTTCAAGTTGTGTCATTCTCGTTTCCTGAGTGAATATGATCCATTTTCATTATCTATCCACTCAAGTATATCGCCTTCTACCCAACCAGCTTCTTTGAGAAAATCATCAGGGAATGGCATAATTAAATCACCACTACCATCGTCTGCTTCTTCAAGAATAACTGTCCAGCTTAATTTAATTTTAGTCTTACTCATAAGGTAATTCCAAGAAGTCTGTATCTTCTTCTAGAATCTGAATAAGTGCTCCATCATCTGCAGCACGTTTAATCATCCCATCGAGAATACCCCAAGTATAACCAGTGGCACCATAAGAACGTTTACGGCATTCGTAGACAGAACCAGAACTACCCTCGAAGTGGTATACACCATCAACGAGAGTAGCCTTAGTAATACCTGAGTTTAATTTCCATGAGTCGCCATTGAGATAACCACCACCCCAAGAGCCAAAAACACGATAGTGAGTTTTAGCATTGTTAGTGATAGAAACTACCATCCAACGATCTGGAGTGTACGTACTCATTTGTTCATCACCCAATTCTCTGCATAGTCTTCTGCATCATCAATAACATCAAACATTGCAGTAAAGTAAGTACCAGATTCATTTCGAATAGAGACTTTGTATTCCTTAGTCTCCAAGTCTTTATAAACACTGGCACTACGATTGTTTTCTTCTCCGATATATTCAGAGACTAACTTAATTGCGCTCATACTTCTACTACTTTCAATGTAAAGTTATCAGCGATTTCTTCGTATCCAGTGTAGCCACGTGGGTTACAAACAATACGAGTATCACCAATCATATAATCAAATGCTTCATGGGTATGACCATGAGTCCACAATTTAATAGCTGGACGATCCAAGATAAACTCAGACAAGTCGCTGTGGTATCCACCATTCATTACTTGGTCATCCTTATAACGAGGATGGCAAGATGTATGAGATGGAGTGTGATGGCCAACAACCACTACAGATTTCCAAGCTGGAGTTTCTGAAGTCATAAAGCTGATGTATTCCAAACACTTACGGTGTTCTTCAACTGCATCTTCTGGAGAGAAGGTAGCAGTACGAGTCTTGAATACAGTCTTGAATCGTTCACTTGTAGGCAACATCAAGAATTCTTCATCAGTCATTCCAGTTGGCTTATCTTTCAGAACGTCTGCTCTGTAGTTTACCACATGGTTGCTGTTTTCCACGCAACGAAAATCATTCATCATACGCTTCATAGCATGGAGAGTGATTGGGTCTTCTTTGTTCATATCAGTCCACAAGGTAGAACCGATGAAACGAACATCACCCAAATCAAAGACTTCTCGATCCAAGATATGAAGATTAGTGTGATGTGCCAGCTTGCGCTTTAACTCATGGATAGTCTTGGCAAAGTCACCATGATAGTGCTCATGGTTACCAGCAACGTAGATTACATGTGGGAACTGAAAACAAACACGTGAAAAGAAGTCATGAAAACGTTGAGAACGGGCACGAGCAAAACCTAATTCTTCTTGACGACGGTCGTACATATCCAAGTCACGTTCGACAAGGATATCCCCAGACAAGATGAGTACATCCACGTTGTCTGTATTTTTAATGTTTACATCGCCGAACTCTAAGTGTAGGTCGGAGCAGATACCGATTTTCATTTTCATCTCCATAAAAGTTTATTTTACTACACTTCTGAGTTTTTGTCAAGCATTGAATTACGGTAGTCGTAAAGTTTTACATAATACGCAAACTGGCGAGGGTGGTGTTCAAAGTTTGGCAATTCACCGAAATACTCTTGCATAGCCGTATACTTGGCTAATGCTTCTTCATCAGTCATATTATTCTTTCGTATAATAATCGTCGGTTTTCTTTAACCAAGATTCAGAAGCAGACCCTTCTTTCACATCTTTAAAATCATAGTTAATCTCAGCCCACTGTTCGTCCGTAAACGTGTGTGATCCGTCACACAAGTTGGTTGTAGATCGACCACACCAACAACGAGCCATATCATCAGCACTAATAGGTTTAAATTCACTCACAGATAATCTCCACGCATTCGACCAATAGGTCTAGTAATTCCCTGTTGGACAAATTATCCAACTCGTCAGGAGATATATCTAGCTCTACCATTAGATCTGGATATTCCTGCATAAAAAGGGTGATACGCTCAATTGTTAGATTCCTCATTGCACCAAACTCCTAGCAACTACCAAGTCTTTACCTTTCATCCATACACATTCGTCTAGGATGACACCGTTACGTACCGTGCTTTCTTGCAAGAGATGATACAACGACTGAACAGTAATCTCGAACTCTACACCACGAGGATCCAACACCTTGAACAGTTTATTACCACGATAGCGATTAACTGTATCGATAATCTTGAAATCACTCATTGGAACATTATCCCAAACTCTGGGTGCATAGAGTGGATCAATCGGACGATCATATGGAACGCTACTGTGTTTAGTCGTCACTGGATCATATTTCCAATCAGTACCACGCTCCCAGAACTCACCATTCTTTTCATACATCCCATGATAAGCCCAAGAATGCTGAGTGCTTTTACGTTTAGCGTCTGTAGCCTTAGTAGGTTCATGTGGATGCAGGAAACCGAAATTATGGTCTGTCACATTCTTAGTGGACCAAACACCAGTTACAGGATCTTTGGTATACTCAGTCTCAGGTCGATTCTGAGAAACCACGTAAACTTGATCAGGAACTTTTTTCATTTCTTACCCTTTAACTTCAAATATTGCTCATCATCTAGATCTCGAGCACCATCACATCCACGACTAATAGCCTTGTTAGTTGCCCGATTACCTAGCTTAACTAGACCACATCGACCACAGTACAGGAACATCCCCACCGTATTCAGCTTTCGATTAAAGTTATGTCCCGTCATTACCAATGCCTCCAAATACCTGCTATGATATGAATACAAGTAATCATCTCAACCGCACGCATGATCCAATACAACATCTCTATCTTCCTAGGGAACGGAAATTACGAATCTATCAATAGACACAGGAATCCTACCAAGAACACCCAGAATGGAGCATGGTAAGCCACAGCCATAAAGAAACCGAATAGAGCCAACATATTAAACCTCCACCATGGCACGATAACCAAGAACCGTACCAAGGTCACCATTAAACGCCCAATGAGCATAACGAACTAACTCTTGATACTTATAGAGAATCTCGTAAGAATCCTTATTATCTTTCCAGTGGGAAAAGTTAATTCTAGGAGAATTAGCATCCAGTCGTTCAAACAAGAGTGCAGTCTTCTTTAACTTAGCCGTATCAGTCTTCATTACATACATGCACTTACCCGATACATCGTGAACACCCACAGAATAAAGGTGTGGTCTATGCTTTAGAAAGATATCCCGTTTACGCTCCGAGTTATCCGTATGTGTGCTAAAGCTGCCTTCGCAATTAAGTTTCTTGGAGGAATTGATAGTCTCGGTCTTAATCTCCACAGGAGTCTCACCATCCCAACCATCCCAGCCATGAATAGTACCGTCGTCCCGTAGAGAATAACGGTGACGGATTAACCGCTCCACGAACTTACCACCAGTAGGATGAGTCGTTAAAACATCCACGGCTAGATCGAGAGTCTGCTGTTGTTCCTTAGTGTAATCTGATGGCATCTTAGAGGAAAAGAAGTAATCAGAGACTAGGTCGAGATAAGAGTCGAATTTCATAAGGAATCCCTTAGACTAACTTATTGAAAAGAGCCACGAATTCCTTAGAGGAAAGACGAGTAGATGCAGCTTTAAGAGCAGTAAGAATCTCCAAGGATTCCTTGCGTGCGCTACGACGGGCACGACGACGAGCCAGTTTAGCGTGATGGATGTATTCAGCTTGGAGCAGAGAGAAGGTTGACACAGTTAAGTCCTTAGTTACAAAAAGGGTTTTCACACAAAAAATTTCTCGGGCGCATTTTTTCGGAGTGTTGGTTTCAATACGCTTAGAAAAAGGGGGAGGGGTAGTATACCGTTTTCGATAGAAGGGGAGGAGTCCCTTCAATACAGATTTTCAGTTTCGACCGTTGATCTTTTCTACTCCAAAATACATCAAAGCTAATCCTACCATAGCCACTACCATTAACGGAATCAGCGATACATCATTGCCAGCATTCTCCATACCACCAACACTACCAAACACCAAGAAAAATCCTAGTATCACACGAATCATGTTCATTCTCCTAAGTTGTACCTATTATACAGCAATTTACAATCTCGACAAGCACTAGCGGGAATAACCACCAGTACTTGAGGGGATTAGCAAGTCAACATGTATGTAGCAAGGTCTTTGTAGTCTTTGTTACAAGCACGGATCTTACACACAGCGATTAGTGTGCGCAAGGACACTTCTTTACAGTCGTCCTTGATCTCACGGATTAAGGAGAGTGCATCGGTCTTGACCTTGCTATCGTACTCTGGCAAGAACTCAGTAGACAGAGCGATGTGCTCCATACGATCGATCTTCTGGTCGAGAGTCATAGACAGGTCGATCATCATCGAACGACTACGAATGGCTTGGTCGATACGAGACTGGTCCATGTTGCTAATGAAGATAACACGACCAGTGAACTCGAAGGAGCGAGGGAGATCGTCGTCACGCATATCGGCATTCCAAGAGATGATGCGTTTACCGTAAGAGTCTAAGGCACCTTTGAGCAGGTTCAGAGCCACTGGATCCTTCAACACGGCATCACAGTCATCGAACACAATGATGGACTTGTTGTTCTCGAACAGGGTACGATAGAGACCTTTGGCAGTCGAGTAACCTTTAACAGTGGTGAAACACTTGCGAGCATTGATGATGCTACCAACTTCGAACTCAGCCAAGTCAGAGATGTCAGTGTAACCATTCTCAGCGAGAGTTTTAGTCACAGTGTAAGTCTTACCGAGACCACCTTCACCAGTGATCACAGCGCTAGGTTGAACACCAGTTGCAACCATTGTTACCAGCTTTTCCACGAAACCGAAACGGGTATTGATGTCGAAACGATTAGACTTTTCAGTGGCCACAACCATGGCTTCTTCCAGATCACCTGCCATAGCTTTTACTTTGCGTTCAACATAGGCTTTGGAGTAAGACTTAATAGTCTTCGAACCCACTTTAGCCACGTAGTTTGTACCATCAAAAGTCACTGTAGTCATCGTATTTCTTTCTTTCCTAATCACAATAGAGTTATTATGGCCGATCGCAAGATTAAAGACAAGGGCTTTTTTGAAAGACCCTCAGTCTTTAGGGGTTATGGTCGGGACGGAAAATAGTAATCCATAAGTTTTACCTGAAGACTTAAAGCGGATCGGGCGGTCTCAAAATCGGGGGCGTCCACGGTGAGGTCGGCCAAAAATTCTAAAAGTTCTGAAAGTTCGATATAGTCCATGTTCACTCCAAAAGAAGTATTATACATCAGGGAACTACTAGAGACAATCGATAACCACAGAGACTAGAGGGTTATTCCTTCAGCTAACAAGGCAGAGACACACTCTCGCTTAGTCCAGTAACGCTGGCACCAGTTATCACCACAGTAGATATCCCATCCATCGAACACATCGAGACCAGTTCGTTCACTCATCTTGTAGGCTTTAACAATCGTATACATCACTCTAGTCCTTATCATCCACTCACACAGTGAGTATACCATAAAGTCAACTGTTAGTCAACTATTATTTGCAAGTTGCAGATCGCTATAGTCCGCTATACTTCAGACCATAGATCACCATCTTGCACAAATTGGTTGACTTCTAGTGAATTCTGTGTACGAATAGGAGCGACTGGTTCAGGCTCTTCGTGGTTGTTGATACGCCATCGGGCTTCTTCAGCTGTGTCGGAATCACCAGTAATGAACTCAGTTTGCTTCTGGCGAAACACTTCACGCATAGCATCAGTCCACACACGACCATTACCACAGCTGCGACTGCAATATTCCCCACGCTTTTTATGCTTGACGCCACATTTCTTGCAGTCTTTTTCTTTATATGCCATATACTTTTAGCTCATTAACACCTAAACCTGCTATTTAGCCGTGCTCGTCCACCACATCCTAGATGCTGCCTATATAAGCACGCCACAGGTTCATCTCTACACCCGACATCTCCACGATCTGACTCACGCCATTCGCTCTAACCACTATCGGATACCAGAGATGATTCTCATATGGTCCATGGCTACGGATTGATTTTCTCATCTCGTGTCTTCCTTCCACCAATTAGTTGAGTATAACCTTTGCTTATTGGTAGGTCTTTATATGTTCCATCGTCCTCTCCCATGATCAGAGCACGACCAGCCTTTAGACCGAACTCACCACTCTCTGTTCGATAGACATGCACTGTATCAATAGTCATTGGCTCATCGAATACGTCCATCTTTAGATGTTTAGAGATGTATGGACCATCGGCTTCCTCTTGATAGCTATAGTGGAGATGCATTGAATCTCCTGGTCTAATGTAGACAGGGTTGATTTTGTGTGTTTTAATTAGGTTCATTCTTCTCTCATCTTCTTTAGTTCAGCCACTGATTCTATTGGTGCTTTCCCATGATAGAAGTTAGCTCTTAGACGAGTCCATTCCTCTTGGGTTGGATTCGGTATCTTATCCCATCCACATACTACGCAGACCCACTCTGACCACAGTCCAGATTCAATGCCTGGATTTTGCTGCAGGTACTCAGCATTCTGTTCTTCCTGTGTCGGCTCTTCATCGTCCCACATCATTCTTCAACTCCGAAATGTTCTTTGAAAGCAATATAATTTTCTTCAATACTGAACCAAAATCCAAACCCATCGGGAGTTTTTTCGCTTCCCCAATGGTCCCACTTTTGTTCGCTAACCCAATTTGACATTTCTTTTAATTTATTAGTATGATCAGTCCAGGCAAATCTATCTTTATATGATTCTGGATATGGTATGATATATTTGTAGTCGCCGTATGTCATTCTTCAACTCCGAAATGTTTTGTAAATCTTTCTTGCCAATCTCGCAACCATTCGATATATTCCGTAGGTCGTTCGCTGGGCTCAAAGCAATGATATGCGTCATCCTCAGCCTGCTCCATCATCCCACACACTTCCCGAACAATCAACTCGGCGAACTTTTGCACTGTTTCTGAATCCATCTGCCACATATCATAACGAGGAATGTATCCAGCGTCAACCTGTCTAGCAAGTTGTTCAATTCGTTCGTTCATTCTTCAACTCCGAAATGTTTCTTAATCCCCTTTGCATAATCTTCGCAAGGGGCGTGTCCACCATCGTCATCAAAAATGTTCTCAACAAAATTAGCACATTCCCTAACAATCAACTCGGCGAACTTTTCCAAACCGATCAATGGATCAATTACATTACCTTCACGGTCAACTACTACTAATCTTGGATCATCTTTGAGTTGCGATATTCCAGCATCAAGTCTCAAACTGTTAATTCGTTCGTTCATTCTTCAACTCCGAAATGTTTCTTAATCGATGCCAACTGTAGTTGAGCCTTGTTATCCCAGGGATTTCGCTTTACTTTATCCTCAAAATACTTTATATCTTCTACAGTGACGTGTGCTGGGACAGTGTTCATATCAACGTCTGTGGTAAGTTTATATTCTTCACTCATTCTTCAACTCCAAAATGATTAACGATTGCCCGAGCATTGTTGTAATCAACTACATCGCAACATTCTTTCACTAGCAAACGGGCGAATTGTTCTACATCCATGTCGCCACCGTGAACAAACTTGTGTTCTGTGTAGACACTATCACCGTTGGCCTGTTCAACATAGCCACCCTGCCAAACACCACCTGCTTGGATGGCCAGTTCATTGATTCGTTCGTTCATTCTCTATACTCCGTAACGTAGGGTACTGTTATCCATTGCTCAGCGTGACCATCCCAGTACTGTAGGACGGTGGCAGACTTCTCTTCCAAGAGTCGTTTTGCTTCCATAGTGGGTAGTTGATTCTCATGTGCATATGCTCGAACCACTTCAGCATTGATCTTATTTTGTATCGTGAAATATCGTAGTTTCATTGTCCCATCCGTTCTGGGTTGATTTCCCAACTCATCAGGTTGTATTGTTCGCAGCACTGCTCCACGTCGAACAGGATAACTTTGAGTTCGGCGATGTTAATCCTTAAGAACTCGATAGTGGCAAAGGCAGCAGCCATATTGGCGTTGTCCTCGGCTTTGATGGCTTTGGTCTGCATCTTAACCAAGTATTCTTCTTTACCCTTGATTGTGTTGATCAGGTTATCACGGACAGTATAGATCATGGACATAGTATTACTCGCAACGGGTGTTAGTGAAAGTGCCAAAGACTGGACCAGTGTGTTCGACCTTGTTACAGGTAGCAGGCACTGACTTGTAGCCCATACATTGGGTGTGCTTCAGGGAGTTATTATACTGATAATGAGTACAAACTGATTTCTGACCTGCGAACGTATCCAAGACTGTATCGCTACCAAAGCCTTGATCGATAGCAACCACCACGAGAAAGATGGGCATAGCGATAAAGCAACCAAGGATCAGGTGTGGGATATAGTCTAGTGGATTTCGCATTTCGTTCTTTCTTATCAGATGACTCTATTATACACCAGTCTAAGAGAAAGACAACAACTTTCTGATAATAACCCTCAAAACTTATGTAATACTTTCGATTTACTTTTTAGTATACTCCACACCGTCGATAACCACGCTTGTAGTTGATTGTTTATTGTGCATCTTAACAGTGGTGCTTGAGTTGGGGCAGCGAGCCACTGTGATTGTGTTCGAAAATTCATCAGTCAGACGAAAGAATCTGCAGTCTTTTAGTTCTTCTGGTAGCACTGAGTAAACACGTTCTTCGGCATCAGGCTTACAACCAACCAGAAACAACGATAGCAGTATGATGTATTTCATTTGAATTCCTCGAGTTTAGTCCATGCACGTTCAGCACAGAAGATAGCGTCTTCCACTGGTTGGTGGTTGTATGGTTCGTTTGGATGACCATTCATACAGTCATCGTCGTAGTTCCCAGCCATATAACTAGCCAAGAACGTGCAAATGTAGTGGTCTATGAATTGTTGTTTGGTCATACGTCTAGTCCAAATTTCTCTTGCAGGTGGGCTTCGATCTCCTCGATGGGTACGCAGTCGTCTGGTCCATAGGCTGCACGCAACCCACGGATAACTTCAAAGATCAAATTCTCAGCGAAACAGTGCATGTCATCCATAGACAGCAGAGCAATGGGCACACCACCAATAGTTTCCTCGAATACGATATCGGAGTCTTTCATTACTTCATTAACGATACTCATTTTATTCTCCTCGGATCTGAATGATAACCTTACCAAATACTGCTGGGTACTCTCGGTACTTTTCATCATTGTAGTCAAACACTCCACAGGCTTCGATATCGACAGGTACCATATTCATGTAGGTGCTGTATCCGCTGGTCACTTCCACACCACACTCAACCTCAGCGTCCTGTGGGATTGTCTTCATCCACTCAATCATTTGTGCAACAGTAGTCATTCTTCACTCCATGATTCTTCTTGGCAAAACAACCAAAACCATTCCAATTGTTCCTGAAACTCTTTAGCGTTAATCATTTGTATTCCTTTACGAGACGATCCATCTCACGATCGAATCCAACGATAGCCTTAGTCTTGTACTTCAGAGCACGACGAGCATATCGATTAGCTTCATCTGTGGTTTCTGCCAACTCGACAAACCCTTTGTAGGCATCTGACTTTTCAATCTCATCAACCACAGTACCAAGAGCGATATAAAACATAGATTCGATTTTCATTTTGATTCCTTAGATGGTGCAGTCGTCAGTCTGGCTGAAGTAGAACGTAAGGTGAGCAGAGAGCATCAGAGCAGTCCGAGTGGACTTCTTAATGTAAGTGTTACCATTGCAGTTAAACACTTCACCGATACGAACCAATCTAAAAGTAACACGCATTTCATTCTCCTAATCAACTGTAGTTATTATACAGCCAATTTGCAACTACGACAACAAGTATCTGGATAACCTACAATTTTGAGGGTTATTATCGAGCCTCGAAACGCCCTCTAGCGTCCCGAGCAGGGTGACGATTGATCTGGCGATAACCCTCTGTACGAGGCTGATAAACGGCTATATCGACCTTCTCGGAGTCCCAACGCTTGGATGAGTAGGTGATAGCCTGAGCCAGACAGTCAGATTCGAAGAGGATGGGAGCATCGTCCTCATGGGCACATTTGTAGTTCGGAGAGAGGTGTACGACGACGTATTCCATTATTCGCCACCTCCGCAAGAACCACCATCTGAAGAGCTAGAGCAGTCGCTAGAAGAGCTAAAAGAGTCGGTTGTAGCGATGAAGCTAGAGTCGCTAGAGGACGTTGTAGAGGCTGTAGAACGAGTCTTAGGGGCTGGACCAACAGAGCCTTTCCACTTGTAAGTGTTACGGATGTTACACTTCGGGCACCACTCCAGATCAGTGTGCTCGCCACAAGAGCAGGTGTAGCGATAGCCACGCATGGAGGCTGGAATCACTGGGGTCTTTGGTTTGCTTTTGAAGAAGTTAAACATCATATTTCCTTATCAGATGCATCTATTATACATCAGATTGCAAGAAAGACAACAACTAAATGACAAAACCCCACGCAAGGTGGGGTTATTAAAAGTAAACCTAAAGGATTACCCGTACCATCCGTGGTCTTTCACGACATCTTCGCTCTTTTTACCGCAGACAGTGCACTGATTCCAATACGTAGTGTGGGATGTATCAGTGTAAGAGCCACCAAAGTATCGACTCTTTTCTTCCACTGTGCCATGGTGGTTACATTGATCGTATATCTCCTGAAGTTCTTTCTGGTGCTTACGAATCAGTTTGACCTTAGCGTTGGCACGACGAATGATGTCTTTGATTACCTCAGATTCGTTTGACATACACTAACAATCCTTTCTTAGTGGCAGTCTCGATCATATTCTTAGTACCACGTGACTGTCCATCCCAGATAGCAATGAGTGCTTCTGCATTCTCTGCCATCTTGCGATTACGAATTGGACCAGCAGCACGACCATGCGTAGCCCAGTCAGCTTCGTACACATTGAGAGTTTTATTCATCTCTTCAGCGTATCGTTCTCCAAGAGCATCAACACCAACGGCTCCACCAGACACTACAGTAGTAATATCGAACTGAGCCTCAGTGACTGCTTCCAGAAGAGTTTCGTAGTTATGGTAGTCACGACCACCAGCAATGATTACCTTCATCGAATCCAACCCATGTCGTAAGCAACAGTGAATGGGAAAATCCACAAGATGCCAAGCATTAGAAAAGTAACACCAGCTTCATCCCAGTGGAACTTACGGCGACAGAATGAAGCAAACGCCATACTAATGTAAACGGTGACAACGATGAATACAATTGTCAGTACTGCGAATAGTGTCATCATTTTGCGGCAAGCCTTTGAATTTCATTCCATACATCGTCTGCTGCACGAGCAGCTGCAGTACCAGAAAAGTCTTCACGGAATGCTGCACGAGTCAACACCCATTGAATCAGGAATTCTTCCTTGGTTAGCTTCTTTTGTCGAACTGGAATTGGTTTAGTCTTTGGTTGCATTTTCTTCCTCACTTGGACATTCTGTAGTGTAGTGGTAGTTACGCTTGGCAACAAACTCATCATACTTCTCTCGAGTAGATAGTTCGTATGGAATCGTGTCGTCTTCTTGTTGGTCGGCACCAGCCAGTAGATTAGCTTTGTTCATATTTTAATAGTGGATCGAATAATCTTAACTTGAGAGTCTGGAGCCAGATAAGCACGACAAGCAACCATCTTATCACCAGTAGCGATATCGTCTTGATATGTAAACTCCACCAGCTTATTCTTTAGCATGTAGTCTGCCATCTGATGGATCAACTCAGCCTTCAACTTATCTCTGGCGTCTGGATCTCCATCTTCCAATAGAGTCTTCCATTCATAAGACATTCTGGCACGACCAACTACCATCTTACCACCGATGGCATATTCGTATACGTCGAACCTTATATCACTTGTCAGCATCTACTTTGTACCAGTAACAGTAAGAATCAGGCTCATCTTCAAAGTCTGATTGTTGCTTTGCATGGTGTTCGCAGTATGGATGGTCACCAGCAAATTGTGTAGAGCGAACCCACACTGCAGGTTCAGTGCACTCACAGCACGTTAGTGTTATTGTCATTTTTCATCTCCTCGAGATAGCCTCTGATAATCTCAGAGAGTAATTGTCTAAACATTAGTGTCTCCTGTGGTCTGTGCAACAATCGGACTAGTCAGTGTCATCTCTTGTACTGTGCCATCTGCAGTCTTACACCAGATAGTGTATGGTGGCTCCCAAGGATACGCTGGACCATATGGATTCTTTGGTTGAATCGGTTGGTAAGGCATCGATGGATTCCAAGGTGTATTTGGCACTGGTGGATTCACTGGTCCTAGAGATGGAGTTGCCTCAGTGAATGTACCATCATCGTAGAATGTAATAATCTTAGTAATTTTCTTCATAGTCATCCTTGTCCCACTTACGATTGATGTAATACTCTTGAACAGCAAGAATGGCTTCTCTCAGATAACGAAAACGTTCATTATCTTCAAAGATACCATCGCCATCAGGATCTGCTTGATAAACGATTTCACCACCATGGTCTGGTACTGCAGCATAGAAGTGTCCATGGCGTAAACGAAAGTAAGCAACTTGTTCTTCACCAGCGTATACGTCGTACTGCTCTGGACAAGCAGAGCAAGTTTGTTGCAGACGATAGCCATGAATAAGAACTGGCTTCTTCCACATCTTTACGGTTTCAGGGGTAACATCGTCCATTGTTTCGATTCTTTCATCGCTATGTTTAATACTTCTTTATCAATCTCTTTGGCAAGCATAGCAGCTGCTGCATTCACTGCTTCTTCTGGTTTTAGTCTTGGAGTTGGTCTCCTAGGCAGAGGTGTCTCTCGAAGCATCCGATTAAGTACTTTGTTCTCACCAGTCCAAGAAAGAGCCAAAGTTTGGATAATATCGTAGATGTCCAGTCTATCTTTCCAAGTGCCGATGAATACACCATGTGGATCACGGATACCTTTAAGATGTCTTACATCTGTCACGGCAAGATAGTTTGGCATCAACAGTGGAGGTTCACCAGACCGAAGATACTCTGATCTCTTTTTAGAGATGTACTGTCTGGCTTGGTCAAACGTGCCAGCGATTACGAACACATGACTCATACTGTTACCAGAGCAACCAAGCCAACGTAAGTCATAGCATGCAGGAATTGATCCAAACCAAGCAACCACCAGAACTGTTCATGAGTGTTGGCACCCCAACCCATCTTGGCATTCAGATTCATCTTAGCCCAGTCGATGTGATAGTGGATAACCATATCGATGAACGACAGATAGATCGCAGCTTCTGGTGCATACCAAACAAAACAAACCCAAGTACCCATGCCATGGAACGCAGCATGAAGGATACCACCCACATGTCCATACGTACCTTTGTTACTCCACTGAAACTTAGTCTGCAGTGGAAAGTCCACCACAAAGTGTTTAGTGAATAGCAGAGCAATAAGGATCAATGTATCATTCATAATATGCTTCCCAAACAGTTGTGTAGTGGTCTTTCAAATACTTTCGTTGGAACACTCTGAACTTGGCACCACCATAATATACAGCTTCTTCCAGTTTAGATGCACGCATTATGTACCAGCAATTTTCCAGAGTCATATCTGGAAAAAGAGATTCATCAACTTCGATATACTCTTCCAGACTAGAATTGTTTTCGTTCTGCGTTATCCTTGTACGAATCTTAAATGGACCAGAGTCATAATGGTGCAAGTCCTGTTGCGCCATTTCTTTCTTTAGTTCTTCTACTGAGAAACCATACAATTCAGTTTCTGTAGTAGTTTTAAGATATGCATTAGCCGTGAGAGTTGGTTCTTTCTTGGCTAGATGCTGGATATGCATCACAATCATTTGTTTGCTGGAGTAAACTGTGGATCTAGTGGAGCAACATGCAGGTGGTCAAACACCAACTGAAACTTTGGTAGTGGCAGATTTGCAGGGTCGATATCCTGAGTAATATTGTATGCCAGAGTAACGTGCGGTTTGTACGAATCGTAGTCACTTGTGGCACCCATTGCACCAAGAGTGTTATTTAACGCACGAGCATCAGCAGACTCAACTCGCATAACCAAACACTTACCACCATCCTTAGTGTCGAACATTTCATAGCCAACAGCAGTGGCACTCACATTGTAATTACGAGAGAGTTTCTCTGCATCAGGCACTGGTGTGCGAGAGTAGATTACAGTGATGTGATACGAATTCTTAGTGACACGTTCATCAAGACCAAGATTAGCCTCAACAAAGTGATCCAGCAGATCCATTGTCGTTTCACTCATCTCTAGAGCAACGTAAGTGCCATCCTTATGCTTGGCGTATTCTGATAGGGTTGCTAACTTCATTTAGTCTTCTTCCTTGTTGTGGAGCCAGTCGAACTCTTCGGCTTCGCTGGAGAGGATGGCGTCGTTTTTCTTATACTCTTCGTAGCAGTCTTTGCAGACGCTTTTGTAGGCAACGGCTTTACACCAACCTTCTTCGTTGATGGTCCACTCTTTCGTGGCTGCTTCGTAGCACTCTTCGGTGTCTTGGACTTTGTGTCCACAGGTAAGGGTGATAGACATTCGTCTGGATCTCCAAGCATTAAGTGATTGTAAATTCGTTCGTTGATTTCCTCAACTTCGTATGTACCACCCAGTCTGTCTTCAAATGCCTTCCATGACTTTAGATTGTATCCACGGCACGGTACTTTGATTTCAAAACCAGAAGGTAACGTGACGTGGAGTACAAAGAAGGCATCTCTAAGGTTTATTGCAGACCCCACCATTTACCAGCACCATCTTCATAGATGTCGTCAGTTGTATTCAAGAACACTTTATCATTATCCACTGGGTCGATAACGAATGGTGTAGTACCTTCGAACTGGCGTTGGATCATACCGACAATTGGGAACCCATTAATATTCAGACCCATTGTTTGCTGAGCAGCGACAGGTGCAGCGACAGGTGTGTCAACAATAGTAGTGGTTGTAGTAGTTGTAGTTGTGGTAACTTCGTCTTCGTAAGAGTCGAAAGGGTGGTACATAGAAGAATTCCTAATAAGTGCAACGATGATAACAGTGATCAACAGAACGAAAAAGATAACAAGTAGAGTAGACATTATAGCATTCCAATCAAAATAATAACAAGGAGAACAATCATGACACCAAGCAGTATCATACCAATAATTTCACCAGCAGATGGTCCAGTTTTCTGAATGATCACGGGCTGTGCAACTTGCGGAGCATGATTCAACGCATCAGCTGGAGCACGTTGCGCAACCATACCACCGTTCACTGAATTAAACTGACCATTCTGGTATGTACCAACTTGGTAGCCTTGTTGGTTCACAACACGACCATCAGGATACAAGAGCGCATTGCCACTGTAACCACCACCATTATAGACAACAGTATTGTGTGGATGCATCATATTACCGATAATCAAACCAGTCAATAGACCGTTGGTATAACCAAAGCCCATGCCCATACCACCGTACATCATACCACCACCAACCATACCGCCACCAGCAGTGCGAGTTGTAGTCGTAGATGTAGTAGTTGTAGTTCGTGTCTGTGGAGCAGCAGGTGCAGGTGCAGTAGCTGGAGCAGCCGACGGACGAGATGGAGCAGCGGCAACGTTCGGGCGAGAGCCACCAGAACCAGATGACGAGAAGCCACCACTGGAACGACCTCCACCGCCGCCACCGCCATGCCCACCAGACGAGCCACCACCTTTGGCATCAGCATAACCAGCAACAAGCATCATACTAATTGCAAGAACAGAAAGAATTTTCTTCATAAAAATTTCCAAGTTTAGATAAGTTAATTATACCCCAAGCCTCATTGCAAGGCAAGGGTATTTATCACAGAGCCAAGTAGTTGTAGCCAGCACTTTTGTTACGTGTTACAACACAGATAGCGTTGTCCATTTCGTAGATGAAGCGTCCTTCACTTGCATCGACCTTTACAATGTGGTTGGGTGTAAAGGTCAAGTCTTTCCACTCAGAGTCGTCGTTCTCTGGTTCTGGATCCCACTCAAAGTAGATAGTACCAGTCAGTGGGTTGCCTTTCCAAGAACCCTTGGCTGCACCTTTAACTTCCTCACCATCAACAATCAGCTTGCAAGAGAACTCACCAACATTGTTGAACTCTGGTTTAGCGTTCAGCATGGTCAATGCATCTTGTGGTGATTCGTTGTAGCGATTCATTTCTTCCACTAATGCCTTCAGCATGTCAAAGTTGAATTGCTCGAACAGAGCAGCGATTTCCACGATCTTTTCGATGTATTCTTTATTGTCCAAACGTTCATCGCAGTACTCACGAATGAAACCAGAGTCTAAACCTTTGAAGTCGATCATGTAGTAGATACGACCTGGACGGTTACGCATGTGCTCATTGACACGCCACTTGTCGTTACAAGTCAGGATGAACAACTTGCGAGAAGGGAACACACCATCCAACAAGGTCAGTGCAGCTTCTTGTTGATCGTTATCATAAACCTTTTCGAACTCATCAAACAAGATGATACATTGCTGCTCGATGTCCTGCATGAACTTGTTGAATGCATCACCAGTCCATGGAGCATTGATGATGATAGTTGGTACACCAACCTTTGCAGCCTCGATGGACAGAGTCTTGGCCAACAGAGTTTTGCCAGAACCCTTCTCGCCATTCAGCATAATGCCAGTAGAGTTAGGACGATCGAAGAATGTATTCAAGATACGATCTGCGTGTCGAGTTGTATTGCCATACAACTTTGGAACTTGGGGGAACGAGTCCACCATCTCCAAGAAGAACTGACCAGTCATCTCGTTGCGTTTGACGGTGTAATTACCGACAGGCAACGTTGGCTGCAGATCCATTGCTTCCTCTGACACAACAGAGTACATATTACCATTACGAATAAAGTGAGACATTCAAATTCCTTAAATCAATACCAAAATTATACTACAGACTACGTTACAAGTCAATCACTTTTCACCAAGCAGATACTTGTTAGAGATAGCCTTGAAAGACATACCACCATCGACTTGCTTGAATACGATACCTTCACGCTCAGTATCACCAAGCAGAGACTTACCTTCAGCGAATGCAAGCAGTTGTGGAATGTCAGTCAGACCAAGAGTGTCGTACATATCAGCAGTATGTGCAAGCACAGGCACATGCTTCAGACCCATCTGCTCGATCAGACGACGACGAGCCTGTGGCAGCAGGTATTCACCAGCTTGGATGTTGTACACATCAAACACACGGAACTCGCATTCCTTCAGATTGTAGATGTTGCCTTGAATTCCTGGTCCAATCAGCTCACCTTGGATAGCAAAGTCCCAGTACTCATCAACAGCCATCATCTTTTCTTGGATGCCATCTTTACGAGCAGTAGCCCAGAAAGAGTTACCTTCGGTTTCTTTCAGATCCATGTTACGAGAGCAGACACCAAACTCACCTTTGATCTGGTACACAGTCATTGAAGAGCCTTCCAGCTTCTCAGTGATTTCGAACTTCAGACCAGCTTCGTTGGCAGCAACGATTTCTTTCTTCAGGTTCTGGCAACGCTCTTGATCAGTCTTTGGAATCAGAGACGGAAAGTTACCCTTACACACACCAGCAAGTTGTGCGTTCATTGGCTTTTCCCACTTCTTGATGCCAAGGATCTCAGTTAGGTCGTCACCTTCAACAAATGCATCCATTTGAAAGTCAGACTTGATCTCACGCAACGGCATCAGCAGACCTTGAGACAGTTGGCCACGCAGTTTGATAGTGCGCAGTCGTTCACCCTTTACGCCTTCGAACTCACGTGGCTCTTTACCTTTAGACAGGAATGGAGCAAGTTCAGTCGGGATCCAAGAGTCGATCTCGAAGTACACAGCAAGGTCACCAACTTCGTAGAGACCCTTCTGAGCCACGACCTTCCAACCACCGATAACAGCAACTTCGATTTTGTCTGCACCTTCGATGGGGTTCAGTTCATCAATACGACGAATAGTAGCAAGTTTACGCATTTTCAATTTCCTTAATAAGCCACGCCATATGCGTAGAATTTACCATTATCGTATTGACCAGTTTCCCAGCTGACACGACGATTACCACAGTCACAACGACGATCCACTCCATCCCAACCATCGCAGACTACTTCTTCATCGTAGTCCATACAGTTTTGACCGTCAAACTCTTCCACGCCACCAGCATCAATACCAGCTTGGATGGCTTCTTCAGCAGTGTTATAACCTTCACTCATGATAACTCCTTAGTTCTTGTACAGGATTGCAGTTTGTGGGTAAGTCTGACCAGTGCTAGCAGACAGCAAGACGTTACTACCATTTACATTATACACCACATAAGTGTAGTGTTTGTCAACGTAACTCTTACCAGACTTTTCTTTGTAACCTTCAGCTTCGAACCCGACGAATGTAGCAGTAACCTTCTCATTCACGAATGTCTTTGGAGTCTGATCAGTCCAGCTATACGAAACGAAATAAGCAAGGACACAAGTGACAGTAGCTACAAAGAACCAATGAAAGAATAACTCAGCTTCATTCATCAACACAACGAGGGTGATAAAGATGCAGAGACCGACGATAATACCGAATCCAGTATGGTCAGCGGGGATGGTAGCCAGAGGGTTAAAGGTATACATTTGGGTCTTTCTTTCCTAATCAACTGTAGTTATTATACAGCCGATCTGCAAAAGTGTCAACAACTAAATTGAAAGACCCCACTTCGTGTGGGGTCTTTCTAAGTAAACTTTAGGTTTACTTTTTAGCGTTAGCTCGAACCTCTGCGAAGTCGTATTCACGGATGATCTGGCCATCACGGAACACGGTCTGCATAGCCTCTGTCCAGCCTCCAAAGCCTCGATCAGTCCAACCAGAAGGTGGACGGACGCCAGAAGCGAACTCACCACCAGACTGCCACAGAGTCACTCGACCACCTTTAGAACGTTTTCCAGAGTCGGTTACAGGGTCTTTTACGACATCCTGCCACACGCCATTGATCTGGATAGACGAACACTTCATAGCGAATCGTTGTGTGTCTCGGTTGACGATCTGGAGCAATGCACCACCCATACCGAACGCAATGTTATCAGCAGACCAACCCATTGCCATGAAGGCACCAAGGATGGAACGGATAGACAATTCGTTCACACCATCACCTTGGATCAGGCGAACGTTGTTCAACACTTTGAATCCTTTGGCGTTGGTAGTGTAACCGAACTTCTGACCAAGGATCTCGATCAACTTACGGTTCACAACAACAGGGTCACCAGAGTCAGGACGAATCACAACAGTGGCACCACTTGCGATAACTTCGTCACGCAGTTCTTCACCCCAGAGTTTCTCTGCAGCGTTGTACACGTCATAGCTATCAGACACAACAGCAAGGATAGAACCTTCACGACCGAATTGCTTCAGCATGTTACGGTATGCATCTACTTCACCAGCACGACCCCAAGAAGTGATTGTACTGTGCTCTGCTGCAGGGATACTAAAACCAGCAATGCCACCGTTGTAATACTCACGAGCATAGAGGACGCCAGTGATAGTATCAGAGCCCATAAAGTTGACGAGGTGAGCCGCCCCACCAATGCCAGCAGACTCCATGCTGCTAACACCTCGAGCACCAAAATCGTGCAGCTTAAAATCAATAGTAGATGGATCACCAGTTTTCTCCAAATATTCAGCAATCACTTGCTTGATAGTATAAGACTGGGTTGCCACAGTTGTACCATACCATACGGCACGGAGCAATGCAGTTTCCAGATAAGTTGTCAGCCAGAAACATTCTGGGTCTGTGTTTTCGACAGTCGCCAGTACATTCGAGACAGGCACCACAGAGCCTTCAGGTACAGCACGAATGACGAGAGGTAAGTAGCCTTTGTGCGTATCAAGGATGTATTGCCACCCCGAACGATTAAATGGCTCGCCGTGGGCTGTAAGAATCTCATCTGCAACATCAATGTCGGCTTGTGTGATGGGGTCAAGTAAATACTCCTTAATAAACGCTTGAAGACCGAACATCAGTGTGCGATCGTATTGACCACCACGAGATTCGATGTAAGAATAAACGCCAGTTGTGCCAGCAGGATATTGTTTGAACATACTCACTTTGTAGCTGTCGGTGTTCAAGATAATTGATTTTGCGAGTTTCATGATTAGCTCCTAATCTTTACAGTTTTGAAAATGCTGGCATTGGGTTAACACCAGTTACTTTTGACAAGATGTCTTTGTGGTCGTCATACATCTGAATTGTATTCAGTGCATCAGTGAGTGGCACCCACTTACACAAAGCAGCATCGTCTGCACCATTGGCACGTGGCAACGAGAAATCAGGATTTGGGTTGATTCTCATATACACAGCCATAGTGTTTCGGGGAATACCAAATGAACGAGTTGGGTCATCGAACAATTCAGTCTTTACGATAGAGCCACGCAGAACTTTTTCTGGTACTCTTACGTTGGTTTCTTCTTGCAGTTCTCGGATAGCGCAGTCCAAAAAGGACTCGTTCCTGTTCCTGAACCCGCCAGGTAAAGCCCAAGCTCCTGCCCCAGGCGCAAACTTCCGTTGGATAAGAAGGACGTGTCCTTGACATTCAAGGATGGCATCGGAACAGTTGAAGTTGAGGGTTTCTGGGAATGGATAGTTTGCAAAGGTTACCTTCTCTTTCTCATAGAATGCATAATCAGCCTGAACAGTTTCTGGCATGTCTGGATCTTTCAGATCAAACATTCGTTGACGAACAGCGGTAGCGTTTACGTTGTACTGTGACTCAATGCTCTTGAATGGCCAGTCTGGGAACCATGTGAGATAGTTGTTACCTTCTTTCATGTGGCCAAACAAGGTTGGTACACCCATGTCATAGTGGTCAACAGTGGCACGCACATCAGACATCCATTGAGAATCTGAGTAACGATAGTCGTTTAGTGGGAGAATTTCGTAGTTGGAGATGTTAGCATTACGCAATTTGTTACGCAACATCTGTACACGCTCTTGGAATGTCCAAGGGTTTTTGATTGATCGACATTGATTCGCAGAACCAACGAGGATGTAGAGTTTCTCTACTTGAGAAGCGGCAATGCCCAGTGCGTGGACATGTCCTTGATGGACGGGTTGAAAACGTCCGATGAAGATTCCTGATTTCATTTTCTTAGCTCCTAAGAATTCATTTTAGAGTCTGACTACCAGACTCTTTGTTTATATATCTTATTCCAGATACGTCTGCAAGTCAAATTTACATGAAGACAACCACACAAACTAAAGCCATGACGACAATAAGGGCAATAGAGTCAGCCAGATCTTCCCCAGCTGTTACACTCTTAGTGCTCTTTAGATAATCGTACCACTTCATTCCCAGTCTCCTACAGGCACTACGATACCACCAGTGGTTACGACGCCATTCACCACTTGGGATGGCTCATCGGAGTCGTAAGTCAAGCCCAGAACCTTCATCATCTTGTGCTTGACAAGCATGTTCGGGATTCGTAGGCGCTCAGTAGCCGTAAAGCCCATCAGTGTAGCCACTTCAGTCACAGCACCACTTCGACAGATTCCAGCATGGCAGTGGACAACTACATTCATTGAATTGTCCATGGCGTATTGGAGCAAGTCCACCAATTCCTGAGCGTCTGCATCACTGATGAGACATTCTTCTGGGAATGAACCATCGTTCTCAGCATCGAGAAACTCAAAGTGACGGGACACCACTTTGAATGGGAACTTTGGTGTAGGGAACGTAGACGCTGGGTCTCCAATTTGGATCAGCATGGCGTTTGGACCAGCATCAAAGTGATGGCCATTACGCACAGCGTCCTTACTTACGTTCTCGATCCAGCGAATCATTTTGTTACCTTTGAAATTTGTACGTCGAATGACGACTTGTTCATTTTGTTATCGTAGAAGACGAAGGTCTTGCCGAGTCCAAGGCTGTCGCCCATTTCTTCAGCACAGAGACGGACAGCTGCATTTACTGCGATAGAATCACCCACGCCACGTTTGATGGCAGTAGCTGTTGAATAGAACGACACACCATTAACAATCACACGATACTTCATACCATCTCCTCGATTTCTTCACAACAAATAACTCCACCATTGATGGAGAGATACAATTCAGCAACAGCCTTAACGTAAAAACACATCACTCGACCAGTCTTTGTAATCAGCACGTATTTCATTCGTTCTCCTAAGCAGATGACTCTATTATACAGTAGCTTTGCAAGAAAGACAACCACTAAATGAAGAAACCCTACACTTGGTAGGGTTATTCTTGGAAAACGAAAGTGTTACAACAACCGATAGTTATGATTATCAATCATATTATACACTTCTTGGGTGATTAGATCAAATGCTATGCTAATTCTAGGGGTCTCGGATTCATTCGTATCAGTCCAATGTATCATATGTGATGGAAACATAAACAGTTCTCCAGATACGTTATCAATACCAATAGAATTATACTTTAAGAATGGGTTCTCATAATAAGTTTTAGTATTATCAGCTTGAATGCATATATTACCAGAAATATTAGAATACTCGTGTGGTGCGTTTGAGTGTGCGCTGGCGTGATTATGTGGCGTTATACGTCTGCCATTATTTCTAATAACATTCGCCCAGCATTGAACGTAAACAGGTTCTGATTTATAACCACAGCTTTTAGCATACTCTTCATAAGAATCTTTTATAAAACTCTTAAGCACTGTCACTTCTGGGTAATCAAAATCCAGAAAATTATAAGACCAGAGTTTACCTGTCAGCCATTCTTGATCATCATTCTCATCTGTTGATCGAACATTCTTAATAATATTAGGTTCTTCTGCTAAAACTATCTTGGATAAGCCAGCAGTAGCATCAGAATCTAATACTGTCTTACCCAGTCTAACTGTAATAGATGGTAGATATTTTGATTTACTAATATATTGTAAATCGTAAATCATTATCCACCACGCCCAGCGCCACGATTAGTTGGACGAGCAGCAATTCGATTAACAGACTGCTTAACCAGTTTAGTGGCTTCGCCTTTACTAAAACCTTTTTGTTGTAGTTGCTTGCGTGCTTTCTTTTTAGTACGCTTTAGTAGTTTCTCTGCGTGCCACTTGTCGGCGAATGTCATTGGTTTGATTTCTTCTGTCATTTTATTTTCCTGTATCTACTATGTTAATGTTAAGGATAACTCTTCTATTACTATTCACTGGATGCCCTGCAGTATGATACTGCATACCATCAAATATAAGTAAACGATTAGCCTTTGGTGGGATAGAATGCTTTATTGTGAACCCACTACGGGTGAAGTTGCTCGCATAATTAGTTTTTTCTTCTTCTGTAGAATCTTTACAAAGTGGAGTGCAATTAATCGGTTTTTGTATCTGGTGGAATAATCTTGTATCACCATCACTATCATTTAAATACAATATGGCAGTTTTATGGGCTGCTGGTGAATCGATATGTGGTATATTATAGGTTTCTGCTCCAACGCCAATCTTTGGCCATTTCATCGCAGCACGTACCCTTAATAAGTTTTCTTGCGGATATCCTAACTTTATCATCATGTTATAGAAATACTCCTCAAGAATACCATATTCTTCGCTAATATAATTTCTTGGACGATCGAACAGTAAACACTGCAAGGCATCTGTTTCTACTGCTAGTGGGTCTTCTACCTTTAACCAATCTGGAACAGATATATTTGGAATATAATACCATGGCATGGCTGGTCCAAGAATTAGATCTTGTAATTCTTTGAATTTATCTTCTGGAAAAAAGTTATCAATTATTTGCATAGGCTTCGAACACGAAATTTAATATGATTCTATCTTTATGTATCACTGGATTAGAAGAGGCGTGATATCTGTTCGACTGGAATATGACAGCACGATTCTTTTTAGGTTTTATTCTCTGATTAACAGTTAGTTTATTTGGGTGCGGTTCACCCATAGTAAAGAACTCATTAAATAAAAATGTATCACCATCACTATCTTGTGTATAATAAATCATAGAATAACATTTATCTGAACCATCATGATGTGGAATATTATAATGGGTATCAGGTAAGTTCTGTTTAGTTAAAATATTAGACTTGATTCTGCAGATACCAGTAATGCTAAATTCTGGAACTTTATCTTCTAATGAGTAAATTAGTGGTTTAATATACTCAAAGTAGAATGGATGGCAGTGATTAACTTCAGCATCAAATATTGGTGAAGAAAACTGCCCACAGTCCATTACATTATTATCAGAGTAAAGTTCTCCTAGATACTCACCATATTTTAAATCAGTTGAAGTATGTCTTAAATACGAATATTGTAATGTATCAACCATATCTCTTTCGATAGCATCGGCATATCTTGGAGTGATTAAGTTATCAATAATCTTAATCACGTTTCGCTGCCACCCATATTCTTGATCATCTTTTCATTATCTGCATTTTTTAATACATTAACCCAATCTTCGTACATTCTGTGGATGTTTGACACAATAAGAATACGCTCTTGATAAACTGGCTTGTGGTAATCAGTAGGTTCAATAAAGTGAATCAAATAACCTGGACTCACAACCAACATACCTTCTTCTAATCGCAGACGTTTGAATGGACTAAACTGGTTGTTATAATTAACTCCGCCACGTGGATCGATAAAAACCATGTTCCCTGGATTATCATTATTAAGATTAATATAGAATACACCAACACCTAAAGTAGAACCATGGTGATGTGGAGTGATTCTATACTCCACATCGGCGTGGATGTGTCTGAAATAACCTTTGGCAATGCGCATTGGTGGTAATGGCATCTCAGAATGCAGAGTCAATGTCTTCTCAGCTAATTCTAATTTCTTTTTCTGAACTTCTAACATAGTGTCTGGCAAGTCAGGTAAACTCCAAACATCAACACTATTCTTTTGTGCTCTTGGTAGGACATACTTACGCACGTCATCTTTCAATTGTTCAATAAAATCCTGAGAGAATGGACGAGAGACACCAATTGGTGTTGACCATAACTCATGTATTGTTTCTTGTCCATTATTAACAAGGACGGTTTTCTTACCGTTGTCTGTCATACTCATATGTTGGGGTTCCGTTATACTTCTCTAACTCTGAAAACTACAGCATAGCGCATTTGATCTGCCCATGGTGCAGTAGGCTTTGTTGTATGTAAAGCTCTTCCATCATATACAATAACTCTGCCTGCAACTGGCGATACTATTGCATATGGATAACCAACTCCAAATTCTCTTGATTGCCCATAACCTCTTTGAAATTGTTGATTATCACCCGTTGTGTCATCATCACTATAAAACACATTCTCTGCCATCCAAGTTGGATACCACTGAAGATTAGCTATGTATAAAATTGTATGATGTTTGGTATTGCTTAAATCAATTGTATCTCTATGTATTGCATGAGAACGTTTAATAGTTTCATTCGGTTGTGCATTTACATAGCAAAGAGAATATGCATTAGGTCTTAGCTTTGGGTCAGCCATTCCTTCTGTATCACCATCAATAACATATTTGTTTCCAAGTTTAGAGTTGATATCATTCCACAACTCTTGGATAACAGGATGACCTTCACCACGTAATCCAAAGACGCAACGATGCATGTATTGGTTATTGATAGAAGGTATAGTATCGTCAAGATACTCTTTTTTGTTGTCGATTGGTTTGTAGTAGATTACAGATCCAGGTTCTGGATATGAGACATCCTTGCGAGTTGCATGGAAAGTTTGTCGTTGGATGTAATCCCAGACTCTCCAACGGAGATCATCTGGGATTAAATCGTCGAATGATTGTACGCTATAAGTTTTCATAAATGTATTTATACCATATAGAAACATACTGCCAATTATTCTAAGTGTGCTAACAAACCTAGACTATTTTTATCTGAAACGACTCGGAGTACGACTCCCAAGCTCAATATGTTTTTATATAGTGGCAGTTTAGTCCGATAACTGCCAAAGAGTTGTTGTAGTTTGCTCTAGAAACAACATACATTTAGCTTTCGCAAGGCACTCCACGTTTGAGCCTTCTGGTTAGATACCATAATTCAATATACTTCCAGAAGATGTCACCTCCTGTAACCATTACCTCACTCTTGTATGGGTCATGACTCCCTTAACTCACTAGGTCTTGCCACGGCTGGCTATGCCTGTTATTTGACTAAAAGTATACTGAATTATAGTGTCTGGTGATTACGCACACCAGACAATGCGCCCGTCCCTAAGCGACTAGGTTAAACCAAGTCATAACGTGGATTCATCAATGCCTTCAGCATGATTGCTTCTGGAGTGAATTGCTCAGTGTCTCCACCAAGAACCGCTACCATGATAGCTGGGCTGAACCCAGATACCAAAGCCACACCACGTGTATCGTACTTAACTGGGACGTTGTCCTTAGCGTTAAGATTCCAGAACACGATCTTTGGCAGTTCGTATCCTGCGTCTTCGAACTTGCGAGACATCATCTTCATCGCAGTGTCGTCGAAACGAGCACATTGATCGAATTGCATGTCTGACATGATCAGAAGCATTTCTGGCATTTCTTCTTGAGGGACTTGACCAGACTTAGCAACACTAAGGATCTTGTCCATAGCCTTAACCAAGTTAGTGTTCATACCCCAGTTAGAAGATGACATTTGTTGACACTTCTCAACGATGTTACCCTTCAGGTGCAACAGTTCTGGTTCGCCAGAGAAAGTCAGGAATGTATCCTTGAACTTACCCTTGTTCTTGTCGGCAACGTACAATCCCAGAGAGATCGCAACGTCCATACAAGTAGTCACAGACTTGGAGTCAGCACCACCTGCACGGCAAGACATTGAACCAGAAACGTCCACCAATGGCAACACGTTAGCGTCACCGATGAAGTTTTCCATGGCTTCCCATTGCTTTTGCACAACTACCAATTCGTTTGCGCTGAACTTGTTACGGTATGAACCGATAACACCCTTCAACACATCGTATGGGAATACTGCACCAGCATTTACCTTCACCTTTGGGTCATCACCCTTTACCAACGCAGTCACGTACTCAGCGTACTTTGAAGTGTTACGTCCAAAAGCCTTTTTGTAACGTGCGTGAGCAACAGATGGAACATGAGAGAAGTTGATTTCGTCCCATTCTTTGGCACACATGCTTTGTTCAACCACTTTAGTCATTTCGACCAAAGACTTACGGTAGAACTTAGGTGACATACCGAAGAACTCACGGATTTCTCGAGCAGTCTCACCTTTACGTGGAGTCCACTTTGCAGCCAGACCATTCTTCGCACGCAGAGCGTCACCAAGCATAGTGTAGGCTTGTGCCTTCAGAGGTTGAGTCTTGAAGACAAACAAGTCATCCCAACGACCAACTTCTGGCACTTTCGCCAGCAACTTTGCAGCTAGATCTGGACGAGTGTTTTCTAATTGAACCATGATTTGACGAAACAATTCACGTTCACCAGCACCACCACGTGCGTCACGTAGCCACAAAGCCAAGCGCAAGGCAAGGTCTTGATCTTCTACTAGAGCAGCAGTGAATTCTCGGGTGATGTTCTTGCCACGTGATGCGCCAGCTTTGAAGAACAGGTCTACAAGAGCATTGGCAGTGGACTTACGAGCAAGCATACCATTTTCGGTACGTGCTTCTTGATTAACAACGGCATTAACAAAAGTGTTCATATAAATTTCTTTCACATAACAGGCGAGATTTGCCTAAAAACAACAGGTTAGTTTCCTACTTTTTTGTTTTTCATGAGAAAATCGAAAAACTCATTAGACGGTGGGGGAGAGAGCGAACTCTCAGCGTATCCATCGTCAGTCCTTGGTGGATACGAGATCCTAAGAATTGTTTGCTGAACCTAACCTAACGAAACTCTATTATACTTCACACATACAATAAAGTCAACAAAAATAACGGGATGAACGGGTAAATAATTTTGGTTACTTAAACCATCGTGTTCCTTTCGGTTTAGCCCCACGAGAATCGTCCAGTTCGCTGGTATAGCCTGACAAGTTCAGGCAACTTGGTACACATTCGGGTGTAACTATCGAACTCCTAATAGGGGTTCCAAGGCATAAGAGCATGCAATAGTCTTTCCAGCCTAGTTTCAGTTATGACGCCTTACGACGTTTCCTCCTGTTGAAACTACTCTTAGTGCAGTATTGTTTAATATGCTGCAATCATCCCAATTCAAACTAAATTATACATCATCTAGTCTTGCAAGTCAAGCACTTTATGCTGCTTTGCGATTAGACAAGATGTGTTTCATTCTATCAGCGCAGTAAGATGCAGCGAATGCGTTTGGCTTAACCAAAGGAATCACGTTGCACATACCACGGATGTAGCCAGTTGCTTCGTTGATTACGCAAGAACTACCATGCATTTCGTTTGGGTTGATGTCTAAGTGGACTTCCACTTCTCTGTCTTCCAAAACGTCATGTAGCTTTTGATACAATTCAGCAATTTTATAAACTTCATTCATCAAACGCATACGTGGACGATTCTTCTTTTGATCGTAGTCACGTTCACGTTGTACTTCACCGAAAATCTTGCAGCCGTGTTTACCATCAATGTGAACAACAACAGCAAGTGTGTAATCTGCATACCAGTCTTTACCAATATTAAATCGTTCAGAATCTCCACCGATGTAGATTTTAGTTTCTGGACTTTGAGTCTCGATGAATGCTTTAACTTCATCGATATCGATTTTACGCATATTACACCTCTTTCACCTCATTAAAAAAATTGGAGCGGGATGAGAGAATCGAACTCTCAACAACAGATTGGAAATCTGTAGTTTTACCATTAAACTAATCCCGCAATATTTGGCGAGCCGAGAGGGATTCGAACCCCCAACATATGGTTTTGGAGACCATCGTTCTGCCAATTGGAACTACCGACTCATGTTTTGTAAGACCTCTTGGGTCTCATCATTATTTCGAGTCAGCTTTTCTTCTGCCTCGGAATTCTGTTTGTTTTTGTTACCCCAGATAGCATCGTATCCGTTGTCCCATTTATCTTTATCTTCTGGACGACGTTTGTCGCCTTTACCACCATCACTCATACTTACTCCTATAACCACTCAGCAAAGAAATACTGATTGAGTTTCTTTGGTACAGATTTAGTTATTCGTTGTCCATGAAGAGTACCACCCTTCCACGACACCATTCTATTATACACGTTCTTTACTTCACATGTCAAGTCGAAGTTGTCGTCGTGTTCTTTACGCATACGCTTAAATTCTTGTAAGTCTATCTTACCTGCACGATACAACTCACCTGGAATTGTATATTCGTCAATACATCGTTTGACAATTTCTTGTTCATCCCAATCAATATGATCTTTGAATCTATGTATTGTTACTCCAGATTCTGGATCTGGGTTTGGTGTGAGTAAAATTTGCCCACAAAACGCCATTCTGTATTCTTCAACTGTTGCTCTGCAAACATCTGGATTCTTACCGTCCATATGAGTAGTCGAAACATTAAACAGTTCGTCTACATCGTTGTACTGATGTTCCATAAAGAAGGTAGTCAGTTTAATCTTATTAGGATCAACACCATGGATAGAACAAAGAGCATTCTTTACTCCATCAAATGTAGGCTTACTCATCATCTCTAGACTAATACTTCTGTTTCCAGTACCACAACCAGAAATAGGAAATTCGTTAACCAATCCAAGTATATAATCTGGTTGTGTGTAAAAATTATCAAGAACTTTGATGTCTGTTATCATAATTTATCTATCTTAAGTTTTGTGTTTCTTGGTTCATACTTAAATCGATTGAACCAATTCTTGTGTATCTTAACAGAGAACGAAACATCATTTTGTTTGATGCAGTAGTACAGATTTTTATACAAAGATGATAGTAAGTTCAACTCGTACATATCTCTGTATAACTCATCAGTGATATCATCTTCGATATCTTTAGTCCAAATTAAAGCAACTTTAGTTTTCTGAACTCTCACAACAACAGAAAGGTTATAAACTACTTTGTTATCTACAATTATAGAATCAACACCAAGCGAAATGCTATCACCATCAGATATTCTTGACGCTATATGTTCTATGTCTAACTCATGAGCCATTAGAATGGTATCCAATTTTCTTCTTCACGCAATGAAGAATGTATTCTAATAAGAATCATAAGAAGTGGTTGCCCATCACAAGTGACAGTAAATTCTTCTTTATGGTGCGGAGATATTAGAATAGTTGGATCATTCAACTCGATCTCTTGAGTCTGGCCATCTACTGAGAAAGATAGTTTATTTACATTCGGATTTGCAAACAACACACCAAAGTATTCATGGTCACGACTATCAGTCACTCTTGTATTACTGTGAATCAAAACTGGTTCTGCGCTCACGAAGTATTTTTTGAAGTTGGTATTTGGCCAGTTACAGTAGAACGCATCTTGAATCATCTCGTATAGATGCCATGTGTGAACAGACATGGTATTAAACAGATGCTTATGCTCTGGAAAGTTTACCATGTAATCTACAAAACCATCAGTTAACTTTTGGTCTTCTCTAGTAACAAAATATTTTAGATATTTCTTTGCCATATCACTCGAAACAAAAATTCATTATACACCTAATATCAGTGGTTGGTTTGGATCCATGGTGCTGAAGGTTACCATCAAACACGATAACATTACCACGTTTATGTTCTGATCTAACCAACTCACTACCATCTGGATTATACAGAACTGTTGGTCCATCACTTTCGTTTATATAATAAACAGCACTGTAGTATGGAGTCGGAAAGTTTGGTAAATCTACATGTTTAATCGGAGGATTAACACCTGCAGTAACTAACTGTAGTTGACATATCATATTGTGTATCCTAGTAGCACCTAACTTTTCTGGGACTATCTTAAACACATCATACATTTCACGATCCAACATTTTACCATTTTGATAAACAGGGTGGCGAAACGAACTTATATTTCTCTTAGCTTCGTCGCTAACATTATATGCATTACTCGTGTAGGCTGAGAACCTATTAAATATCCACTGAGTGTTAGCATTAAGAACAGATGCCTCTAAAAGATTTTGCTGTTCTTCAGTTAATAAATTTTCTACAATTTTATACATATTTTTGGTGCCCCTCACATGATTCGAACACGTGACCTTCACATTACTAATGTGCTGCTCTACCAACTGAGCTAGAAGGGCATTAAATTTTGGCTCTGCATCTGGGGTTCGAACCCAGCTAATCATTGATTAACAGTCAAGTCCGTGCACCTAGCTCGGATTCTGCGGAATAACATCTTGCCAACGAATGACAAGACTCTCATTATATGTATCTCGATT